GATAGGCCCATCGCTAAAAGCTTATTTTTTACCGACATAAGCTCACCTAAAGAAGTGTTGCAAATTGACCACCACCGGCTTGAGAGAAGTCAGAAGCTCCATAACCAACACCCCAACCTAAGCCCCAACCAAAGGTTCCTGTAAACTCACCAAAACCTTTAGCGCCAGTTGCACCTTGGAAACCAAAGTAATTCTCAGCAAGGAACCAACCAAAGTTGATCTTTACACCAACTGTTTTAGGGATAAGGCGAGAAGGGTAGCCTTGACTTGTGGAAACATAATCAAGCAGTACCTGTTCAAATACAGAAAGCTCCCTACCGAACAACACAGTGTATTCGGCTTGACCTTCAATAATAGCTGTTGTAGTTGTACCAAAGATAAAGTTTACAAAGGCAAGAAACTCTTCTGGTGTTGAAGCTGTTCTATTCTTTAGAATCTTAGCTTTGATAAACAGACGGTAAGTCTCATCATCAAGTAGTACATTACCGCCAGTAGGAGAGCCATAATCTAGAAACTTAGAGCCAATCTGAGGAAGACCGAAGTCACCAAAGGTGTCTGCTTTAAGAGCGCCTTGAAAACCAAAGAAGTTAAATAGGTCAGCAGAGATAAGTTCTCGTGGTTGACCTACAATCTCCCCAATGATATCAAGAGTTGCACCAGTGGCCTCATCAATACTACGCTTCTGAATGAGGTCTTTAAATACTTGCTGAATACTGTCTTGCTGGTCAATTAGCAGTTGTAGGTACTTATCAAAAACTGTCTTATCTTTAAACTGCTCTGTTACCCTGTCCCGAGCTTCCTCAAGGTAGTCAACTTCTGTAAAAAAAGTTATCATACTACCTCCTTAAGAGACTACAATGGAAATATTGACAGAAGAGAAAGAGGAAATCTTATCAAAGTCTACAGAGATATTAGACATACCCACTGGAGCAGGGGAAGTCCCAATAAACAGAGAGTCTACGAAAAACCCAGGAACAGAGTTAATGGGTGTATACAATCTTGAGAACGCAACATCCTTACCAACGCCAAAGTTCTCAGAAGCATATGTCTGAATAGCAGCTCTAATCTGATCTGCACCATCACTAGGGAACTGAATTGGAGCTTCAGGATTAAGACTCAGTACCATACTTACATATACAACAACCGGAGTAGGTCTTTCAAATCCAATATTATGCAAAAACCCTTGAGTATCTGTAATAGGAATGATCGTATTACCTTGACTCTTAATACCCATCGGCTTGTTCTGCCAGATAGTCTCAGCAATGATCTGACTAGAGCCACCAAGCACTACAGGGAAGAAGCTATGAGGTAGAACACCATTAGCATCTGTAATGTCTGTATCATTTTCATAGATAGCCAACTCTTGTACACCATCTACGTTCAATAGTGCAGAATAGAGACTATCAAGGATGTTGGAGCTACGTTCTAGTTTAGTATTACGAAAGCGTATGCGCAGCTCTTCATCTGTCTCAAGCAGTCTGCCTGGAGAAGCATCAAGAGGGTTTGTTACACTATCCCAACCAAGTGCAGGAGTTACAATCTGTGTAATTGTGTTTGCATCTTGATTGATGACACCAAGAACTACAGCAACCAATTGACCAATCTTTTTAACTTTAGTGATTGCAAGATTACTTGTTGTAGAGAATGTACTGGCTTGAAATACATCAGCCATGTCTACAGTGAGCGTGTCACCAGTCAGGGTAGCAATAAGCAGAGGGTGAGAAGCATCAATCAGAGCTTTCAATCCAACTACAATCTCATTAGCTGTAGCACTTGCGTCTGAGGTATAGGTAATTGTGGTACTACCAGTGATACCTGCTGTATAAGTGATACTATACGCTGTGGTATTGGAAACAACACCGACAACTAGAGAGATACCAGCAGCCAAGGAGGGAGACAAGGCTACACTTCCACTTACTGAGAACTCATTATTATCAGCAGAGCGTACAACACTCCCACCAGCAATAAGTGTACCGTTGTCACCAGCAAACAAACCAACTGCTGTACTAGCAGAAGCTGGGAAACGTGCAATTCCACCATATTGAACAAGGTTGTCTAGTGAGATGCCTGTAGCTGAGTTAGGGTCTAGGGCTGACCAACTTTGTTGGGCCACTTCCCAAAGATCAGCGTCACCTACAGAATCTAAGGCGATAAGTCTACCCAAGATGGAGCTGTCTGATGTATCAACTATATCTCCATCTTCAACCAAATCTTGGAACAGTTGAACAGCTCTAGGTCGTTGCTCTGTAAGAATATCATTAAGTCTTTTGAGGACGAAACCTTCGTCTGTAATTCCGTAAGCCATTACTATTCCTTATAAAGTTGTGTTTATGGAAATAGTTTCTGTTTGACTTCCATCTAAGGCTCTTACACGGAAACTCATTTCATATATTCTGTTTTTGAGGGTCGAGGAAAAAGAAGTTATCTCTCTAACTCCACGCTCACTTAAAATTTGTTCTTGAAAGATTCTGTCAGCGGCAGTTTTGTTAATCTTCTTGCCAAGCAGTTGCTGCCAGTAAGGTATGCCATACGCAGTGTTGATAAACCATTCCCCAAGGAAGCTCTGTAATCTGATTTGCAACCTTTGAGCCACTACTTCAACAGGTGAGGATGAAACACCGTCTAATGCTAATGGCCCGTTTATAAACACAGCATCATTATAAGAAGGAGATGCTGTGTCACTATTGATTAGGATATCCATGAATCTCCTTAGTTTGTAGGCCCACCAGATACTCCGATACCGGGTTGAACATTCGTATGCTTGTGGGTATCAAATGCGATGCCATTAAACGTGCCAGTTCCAATGAGGGTATAGTTACCTGTATGGCTAATATTCCCCAACCATGTCGTATTAGCTATTTGGAAGGTTGCAGTTGTTGCTGTAACATCTAAATTAGTGCAGTCCAACGTAATGTCAGCTTGAGCTGTAATAGTGGCGTTATTACAATTCACTGCAACATCTTGGTTGGTGTTGATTGTAATATTCCCGCCTTGGTGTAGGCGTACTTCATTTTCTGTACCTCCGATATTGTTGGAGATAACAAGATCACCCGTACTATGCGTCCACACTCTTACAGAGGGATTGTTAATACTTTGACCAAATGGCCATATACCGGGAATTGCAATGCAATCTCTTTTGTCAAACTTCCTATTATCGTTAGGTGTGGCTGGTCTACCTTCCCCTCGTTTCCAGTTATCAACAGACCGCATGGAATAGACAAGAAGAACAGGATCACCAACATTTACAGGGAAAGTTAAAGCAGCAGTGCTGCTAGAAGGCATTTGTACTGGTACATTAAGAACAGCAGGTCTTTCTTTTGTTGTACCGTCCTTGTCCTTAATATTTACGGATGGTTGAACATCCACAGATAGTTGGTTAAAGTTGTCTCGTACAGTGACTACAATACCGGGCATTGCGGTATAGAGATTGTTTGTCTGATAGTCAAATGCAGCATTAGCAAATTCTTGTAAGGACATTATACTTTCACCTTATTTTCTAATCTCAACTCTGTATACCAATTACTTCCACGGTATTCACCGTAGGTACGCAAAGAAGCGACTTTATAATATCCATCAAACTGATCGTCTTCTAGCTTTACAATTGAACCGCAAACAATAGAAGGGTTAAGTAGAATCTTAACTTGAACCCCACCCTTCTTAGCTTTATCTTTTGCGGTTCTACGCAAGTCTCCGGATACAGCATAAGGGCGTTCAATCATTCCTGTATCTTGGGCAATTACAAAAACAGTATTCAAGTCTTCTGTGTGTGTGCCACCCGCATCTGCGATGTAGAGAACACCGTCATCAATCTGCCACTCAACATCAACGGCGTTACCAATCTCATCTAACATTTCTCTAGCTGTACCAGAGAGAGGGTAACCGTCAATCACCTGAGAGTTAATATTCACACCATTAAAGACTGTTCTACTTACACCGGGTATTTCCTTAGCAAGTTCACCAATAACGTCCTGATAGCTTCTACCGGGGGCAACTAGCTTATTCAGTGTGTTGTGATTTAACTCAGTGTACGAATCCCCAAGCTGAATCTGAGTGATAGAATCTGTACCACTTTTTCTGGTAGTTGCACTTGTAACTTGACCGGCAAATAGCCTTTTTACTTCCGTGTCTTCATAACCTGCCGACAATACACAAGCTATATAAGGCTGCTCTAAAAGCTTCTGCCTTTCTTTGGAAAGATTATATACTTCGATCACGCAATTATTCGTTTTAGCTTTGTTATCCGAAGACTTATTTACATCAAACGAAAGGTTTAGGCTACTGTTTACTTCCCACCCATCTCCAGTATTTATGTCACCAAATACCAGTGAGTATGCTCTATTCTTCTGGTAAATGATTGTCACAATTACTCTCCATCATCATAAATATAGAAACAGCGGAAGTATTTACTTAACAAGAAGGGGTCTGTTCTATACCTTTCGAGGCTATTTCCAACAGGTTCTAGTAAAATATATCCCGTCAAATTAGGAAGGGCGTAGTCCAGAAGGATCGGGTAGAGAGCTACCAACCTCTCTCCAAGAACTACAGGAACCCCACCTTCTTCATAAAGATCAAAACACCAACCAGTCAATCTCTCATTATAGTACGCATTGAACGTGTAAGAGTTAGACTCTAGGGAGATTCGATAGGTATAAAAGGCATCCTCGTACAAAGGTATAGGAACATATTGAAGTGTCATGGTGTTCCTCCCGTCGGCACTAGTATACCGCCTATTCCAAATTGCTTAAGAGCTGAAGACTCTGTGGTTGGTGCAGTCGGGTCACCTGCCGCCTGAGCAGCCTCGCAATCTTTTGGTGTGGAAGGAGCATTTGTCTTAGGTTTCTTAGGTGTCACTTTCTTTTTAAGCGACTGTTGCACATCTTGTGGCAGTTCAACCTTCTCCAGAGAAGCGAAAGTCACTTGTTCCAGTGTAAGGTCTAAGAAAAGAGCATCCCCAGTATCTTGATCTTCTCTGATCCTAAAATTTGTAATGACAAGATCAGAAATAATATCCCTAATGTTTGAACCATCAAACTCATAAAGATCAACAGTTTGAATATTACTTACTACTTTATCTTTTTTGTGGTCATATCTTATGCCGTTCAAAATACCTTTAAGCAGGTCTTTGACTAAGATTTCATAGTTTAAATCTGTGCGAGTGTTACCAAAACTTTCCACACTCGGGAGCGACACAGAAAGAAATTGACCAATGCTGTCAGGTATATACTGAAGTAATCCAGATGCACTACTATTTAGTGAGATTGAGACAGGCTGCTCTTGAGCATTGATTGGCTTATTACCTTCTTGATCAGTGATCATCCAAGGAATAGCAGATAAGTCTGTGCCGCTGATAACCCCAGAGATAGTGTAAACAGGGTTTTCTTTAATAAAATGGTCAGAGATGGAAGCCCCTGAGTCTACTGGGTGCTTCGTAACTTGACCACGATAGTCTTGGGAGTAGGCTGTAACTGCACTCAGATAAATGAAGCCAGAAGGCTCTTCTGTCTGTTGTGGATTTCCCCAACGTATGGCTAATGACATTGAACCTCCTTACTGTGTTAGGGTATAATTACCAAGTGCTTTATCAATTTCAAGTTTCAAACTTTCAGCAAAACCTTGAGAGTCTTGGGCTGTGATACTGGCATCAACGTTAATGGAAACATTTGTCTCCTTAGTTTGATGGCTTGTACCATCACCTCGACTCCTAGCTGCCATCAGCGCCATAACAAGGTCATCATTATTCTGTTGAGGTACTGATTTATATCCAAATTCATCTACAGGAAGTTGTGCTCCCCATGTAGGATTGGCTAGGCTCCAGATAGCTCCAGCAGCGGCACCATAAGGGCCACCAAGCCACAACCCGGCTGCCGAGTTAGCTAGTAGATCAGCACCTGTTGACCCCATGAAATTAGTATCACCGCCTGTGCCTAGATAGTACGCCCCAGCACCTAGGCCAGCACCAACTAAACCAGCACCAACCTTCTCCCAAGGCATCTTAAAGCCTTGTTTTCCACCCGTGCCTGTTGGAGAAGCCCCTCCCTTTCTACCAAGTATGTCTCCAATTCCCGGCAGCATACTGTTTCTAGAGATTATTGCCAGAGCGGCGCCTACGGAAACAAGGGCAGCTGCAATAGCAGCAAACTTCGCTTGACCTGTAGATAAACCTTCGTTCTGTAGGAAATCTAGGAAGTCCTTGGTATAACTATCTTTACCTGCCATACCAAAAGCAAAGTCTTCCATCACAAGTAGAATGGATGTAAATAGTGTAGCAACCCTACCCCACTTACTCGCCATCAAACCCCCAATGGCAGCAAATTCGATAAGGCTCTTTTTAGAGATTCCAGTAAGCTGAGCTGTTGTTTCAAGAATCTTATTCCAACCCTCAAACACCATAGCGACTGGTTGCATGATCTTAGTTAGATCATTAAAAGCACCACCAAGACCTTCTACGAGAGGTTTCATTTCCCTAAAGATTCTAGCAGCCTCTTTCCAGAACTTTGAAAACCCTTGCTCACCACCTGATTTAGAAAAGGTTTGCAACAAGCCATCTTTACCTGTTAAGGCGTTCATTGCCCTTTCTTGCTCAGCTACCGAGCTTGTTCTTGCTTTCTCAATACCACCCTTAGAAAGTTCATTCATTAACTTGGTGACAAGTGGAAGAATATCAGATTTTACTAATCCGTCTCCCATTGCCTTCATAAGAGTTGCACGAGCTTCGGCCCCTGTCTGGCTACCGCCTGTTTGAATCTGATAGGCTTCAGCAAAGAGTTGAGGCAGCTCGCCGAAACCGCTAGCCTCTGCAAGTTGACCTTTAAGTTCTTCCTGCATGATTTGCCCTTTAGCACCCATTTGGGCAACCGCATTAAGGGCGCGGTTCATACTTACACCTGTAGCTCCACGAGTTCTACCAAACTGCATAAACCCTGAGAACACTTCTTGCGCAGAATCCCCACCAAGCAAAGGAGAAGCAGATGCCATGAACTTTGTAAACTGGGGAAGTGTCTCAGCGTAATTTACACCGAGGTAATTACTTCTCTGACTCAACCAATCCATACGTTGATTAGCTTCTGGGCCAAGAACAGACTGAGCTGCAATATTTGCACTCATCATATTTTGGTTGGCTTGGTTTAGTTGCTGCATCCCATAGGCACCACCAATAAAAGGAAGTGACTCTACACCGTAACGTGCTAAGGCACCACCTGCCCCACCAGCGTGCAAGAAATTAGCCCTGGAAGCTGAAGAAGCACTTCTCCCTGCTGGCGTTGGCGCGTCACGTCTTGCATTTTCTGCATGCGCTTGGTTCCACGCCCTACTGAAAGCCATTCCCTCGCGCTGGAGGCTGTCTTGTGATCTTCTTCTAGGAGTGTTTGTGTTAAAGCCACCCACACCAACAGAAGTTCCAGCACTCGCTCGCTGAAAAGCTAAAGAGAGTGCTTGTTGATTAATGTGGAAATTCTTTAGTTCCACTACAACTTTACTAGAAGCCCTATCTAAAGCATCACCAAGTTTTTTAACTAAGCTTTTCTCATCAATGGAGATTTTTAAGTTTAAGGCACCACTTTGTTTAATGTGTTTCTTTTGGAAGGCTAGTAACTTTTTCTCAACAAGTGAAAGGTATCGGTCAACCTTCTTTAGTTGAACCATGTCAACTGACAGTCCCACCTTCGCATAATATTGTGTGATGGCTACCATTCACTCATCCTTTCTTATTCTGAGCTTTTTGTTGTTTAGCTTGCTGAGCCTTATTGGCCTCATCTTTCAATGTTTCTTGTGCATCTATGATTTCAACAAAATCACGGAAGTCATCTAACGTATAAAGATGTTCTAACTCGTACTTAGTGCATAGCCTAGGCTCGAAAGTTAGAACTCTCATCACTTCAAAATCTTGAGAGAACTCTTCTGTCAACTTTCTTATTTCATCTGTTGCCGCTACTTTAGAGTTTTTAGTTACTCGTCTGTAGCGGCTTCTGCCAAAGGGTCTGCGAAGTTGTACATGAGAATTTCAGCAACAAGATGATAGATTGCCATATAGCGGCCTGCAAAGAAGTTATCAAATGTCTTTTGGTCGAAAGATATGCTTCCTTTGGAGCAACCATTTGAAATAATCTTAAAAATTTGCTCGGGCGTAAGAGCCATCACGTTAATGCCATCGTCTGTAAACAGACCCGCCTCGTGAATCTCTTTTTGGACACTCAGTCCGGTCAAAGCACGAAACTTCTTTAAGTTGAAAATCTCACCCTCAATTTCAACCTCTTTTGTTTGAAAACTACTAATACTCATTTATACTACTCCTCAGAATTATAAGTACACACCCCTCCATAAGAGGTGTAAATTTGTTTTATCTTGTCTAGATTGTAAATAAAAGTTGTTTCTGTATAACCATCTGGCATTCCATCTTTAGGAATGACCCCGCAAGTAAAAACTTGCTTACACTCAAGCTCAGCACTGCGACAAGATTGTTTGTCAGGGAAGTGATAAATTAGCAAGGGTGTGACCTCATAAGAAGCTTTATTATTTTGCTCCTTCTGCCGGCGTGGGGCATAATTAGCTATCCCGAACTTAACCGCTACCATATCATCTTCACAAAATATACCGTTGATATAGCCTTGTGTCTGGCGGTGTTTAGAGCACAAGCAGGGGCGTTTTCCTCTTTGTAGATTACTTATTTGGGACTCCCCTGTGTATCTACAATCAGGGCAGTAAGCATTCCAATAAATTCTCCCACCCCTACTATCTTTTCTGTCACTTCTTGTAAACTCAGTGAGTGGGTGGAATGCTCCTGTGGCAAAGAAAGACTCAACAACCTGAACCTCATCTTTTCTCATGCTTTGAGAGATACTATCCCTGTTGCATTCTGGACATTCAGTTGAGTTAACTATGAAATTGTGGATACTACCCGTACACCACTCACCGTGTAGCTCACAAACCAGAGATAGTTTAGTTTTATTACCAAGCCACTCAGACGCAAACCCTTTAAACTCATATCCAGAATCTTGAGCTTTTCGTTTGCATAGGATGGAATATTGATCCTGACTCCAACTAGGACTGTGACCACACCCACAAGGGTGGAAATTTTTATCTATATCTTTCTTAGTAGTGAGAAAACAACCCTCTCCGAAAAGCTCTTTATCGGCTGCGCAGACGGTACAATGCACCACATACATCTTATGCTTTGAGACTGTTTTTGTACCAGAAAGGCCAACAACAGTCAGTTGTCCAAGCTTTCCAAATATCATGGCTTGATCTGACCAAGAGTCCTGTCCAACAACATCAGATAGTGCTGAAATATGCATAATGCCTCCAGAGTAAATAATTAGGAGGTAGTTTACTAGATAGGCAGATTAAGTCAATTAAAATAATGTTGTTAGTGTATCTGCGACAAAAGCCGTAGCTTTTGTGTACAACGAGTCGGAAGGCATGAGGTTCCCCCCAACATTCCAATCAGCCTCACTAGATAAGCAATGAATTGTCCAGACACGGTATTCAAACTGCCCACTGAACGTAGTTTCTGGGAAGTCTGTGATAAATGCCTCTGAGCTGTGAAACAGGAAACTACCACTGCCATCTTTCAATGTCAGAGATATTCGTGCGTTACCAAAAGCTAAATCCTGTCTGTGGATGCTTGACATAATGTCATTGGCTTCACCTGTTTGCAGACAAGAGAATGAAATTGTTGCAGATGTGTCTGTATTTCTATATCGAGAGTTCTTTCCACGAATACCACGTACAGGTACAAAGCCGGGTTGATTCTTTCTCAGGGAGATTGTGTTCCAACCAGTAAGTGGGTAGCCACCAAACGCAAGAACAACTTGACTGGGACTGTACGTGTTAACATTAAAACTCATTTAGGATTCCTCCTAGAGCCGGGGCTGCTGACAAAACGACATTCAACAAGTCATCCAAAGCACCAGAAGCTTCCATATTACTTCCGATGTTTGTAACAGCCTGGCTGCTTCTCAACACCCATGTACGAGTGGAGATTGTGTCTGAGAACTCTTGGTCAGGTTCAGACTCAATCCATGTTGTTGTAGAGAAGAAGAAAGAAGTTCCTTTAACATCTTTAATGAAAAGTGGGAACTTACCTTTAAGTAGTGTCTGATCCCATAAACTTAGCTTCGTCAGAACATCATTACTCTCTGCTGCACTGTGTAAAGTAAGAGTGATTGTATAAGTCTGATCATTGTTATGCAGTCTTGCTACTTGACCATCACTTGTTCTTTGTGTAGTGAATGGTTGTAGGTTTTTAGAGATAGTTAAAAAACTACCTGCCGCAAGGCCCGTTATTGGAACAATGCCGGCGACAAGGATATTAACATCTTCTGGTGAATAAGTACCTAAAGTTGGCATTACCTATCCTTGTTTTAAAATAGAAAGGGAGGGGAAAATCCCCTCATCCTTAAGTTTGTAAGATAACTTACGGTGCCCAACGAGGCTCTACAGTGCCACCCAGTTGAACAACACTATCAGCAGTAGACGGGGTGAACTTACCGTTACCACCAGTGGTGCCAGTGAGCGATACGCACTGAATACCCCAGTCCCGGTTCTCAATACCAGTGCTGAAAGAGCGGTCTGGTTCAATAGAGATGAATGCTTGAGGGCTGAAGTACAGACTACGACCAGTATTATCTTTAATGGTCAGACTGAACAACCAAGTGCTATCACGAGCAATTTCATCATTAGAGAGTAGCTGAGTCAAAACATCATTACTCTCAGAGGCTTGGTGAAGACTCAAGGTAACAGTAGATGCTTTATTTGCCCGTACAACACGAGCGTTACTTAGATCACTACCGACATAAAGCGTAGAGGCTGGTACTTCGCGCGTAATACCTACAAAAGTACCATCTGCAAAACCATTAATTACGTGACTGAACTGACCGTTCGCCAGTACAACAACTACATCTTCAGGAGAGTAAGAAGCTAGAATTTCGGAAACCGATGCCATTTATTTATTCTCCTTAATCACACGTAAGCCGAGCCACGGATAACTACCTTCCGCACGCTGCCCGCCAAGCGGAATCGAATAACGAAGTCCCCCATAATCCGCTGAGCACGTTGCACTTCTGGAATAGCAAGTGGGTCTGGTGCTACAACTGTATAAGGTGTATCATCAGCAATACCACCGTTGGCTACACCTTGACTCATTACTGTACGAATATCGTTTTCAATAATGGTTGCTCCAGTACGTGTAAACGGAATCTTTTTCACATTTACCATGCGGAAGAATACAGACTCTTCTAGGCGAGCTACCATCCAGTCAATAAAAATTTGCTCGTCTACTGGAGAACCACTTACCATATTACCATCTTGGAAAATCTCAATGCCTGCTTTACGAGTATAGAAGTTACACTTCTTAGCACGCAAATTAACTTTCTGGGTTTTGGTCAAGCTATCAACAGTAATGCCACTGCCCTGTTTCAAGTCCCAATCATTACTACCAGGAACCTCTGGCAGTTGACTGCCAATCCAAACACACTCAGGGTATTGAGTAGCTGCGTTCTTAAGGAATACAAGGAATGTACGTTCATAATTAAGATCACTGAGAGCACTTGCAACGTCAGTGGTTGCAGTAGTGAGAACATCAGCATCAGCAGTTGCAGCACCGTAGATTTTGCGGCGTGCTTCAACAGCAGCAGCAATTTCAAGAATGTCTGCTTTTACACGAGTCTCTGCTGTGACAGCATACCACTGATCATTCTCAGCTTCTACCGCGTCAATAGCGTCAGTGTAAGTTTCAGTAGAGGCGGCGTTCACCAGCGTCAGATTATTAGATGCAGTAATAGACCAGTTAGAACCCGGAGTGACAGGAGCCACCTCAAAAGTACCATCAAGTTTGTCAGTAAATGTTACGCCTATTACTGGAGCAGCAGTATAGGCTGTTTTCAAACCAGTAGCAATCTCAGTGGCTGTTGCGCTAACATCCGAAGTGTAAGTAAATACGGTTGGCGTTACACTAGATGGACCAGCGATGGTTACAGTGTATGCAGTACTATTAGAAACAGTCGCAACAGAACCAGTAACTTCATCTACTTGGCGCCGTCCCACTACAATGCTTGGCGGCTTAATTTCTTGACTGAAAGTAGCTTGTGCCATCTTGTAGACAACATCTGTGCTGTTAAAGTCTTCACCAACACCTGTAATAGAAGTGTATGTACGAGTACGTTCCGAAAAGTTTGTGAATGTTGCCAGAATCATCGGAATGTTGAAACTGGCAGTATCAATAGTGGTAGTTTCGCGGGAAATTGTTACTTCCACAACGTCTTGCAAGTCATTAGCCAAGGCTATATCCTCTTGTTAAATATTTACTAACTATGGTAGTGGAGGTACGGTGATAATCTCACCAGAGTTTTCGTCAACAAACCGCACATGCTCCACCCAATCAATAGTTTGATTTGTGTAAACAGCATAAGAGAATGTTACATCTAGATTGAAAAACTCAACCCACTTAGTATCTCTTTTCTGTGGGGCACGTCTTAGTGTGCTTTTTCTTATTGGTGCTAGATTATTCTTTTGATATGCTTCTCTAACTACCACATTGTTTGGAATAGCATTTAGAAATTCTGTTGCCATATCAGGGGCGTTGCTACCAGCGAAGGAAAATTGTATAGTGCCTTCGTAATGGTTTTTAAATGTTATATTCTTTTCAGGAACAGATTCATCTACTAGGGTAGACTCTTCGGTCCTTCCTTTCTGCATCAAACTTACAATTTGTATTACTACATAAGAAGTTGCAGGTTCTGAACCATTCTGATGAGAATATATGACAGGGATTGTGGGAAACCCAGATTGACTAAGGGCTTCCTCTGTCCCTATATGCACAGCAGTACGCATACTTGAATAGATAGACATAACGTGTCCGTTAGGACGCTCCCTTAATCAGTTTTTCTTCCAATCTTATGTTCAATGGAATCGCGCATTGTGCCTGTATCAACAAGAGGATCGTTTCTACCACCTTTCTGATCAACAGTTGATGGTGCGTTAGGTGGAATCTCCCATTGATCAACAACTTCTTTCAAATCTTTAGCAGCAGCTTCACCTATCTTATCGTAAAGCTGTGTCCATGTCATAGTTCCCATTGCAACAGAGTTGAGATACTTAGAAATAAAAGGAATGAACTTGCCTTCATCTTCAAGTTGCATAATGAAATAACGAATGGCTGGACGCATCGGGATATTTTCGGTTCCCTCTTCTTGCCACTGGAATACCTGTGCAACAGGGAGATTATCGTTTTCTTCCCCATAATACTTATCAAACACACCAATCTTAGCAGCTAGAGATTGACCTTTCATAAGATTCTTCTTCATCTTCTGCCAAACTTTGTCATCCTTGATAAAAGCGGAATTACTCATGGTGTATACCTAGTTTGGGGTTAGCTCTATTCGAACTGCCATGCCACGGAAGTGGTTAAGAATCCCCATACCGTAGTGTCGAGCTTTCATAACTTTGAATCGCTTACCTTCAAACACAAACTCATCAGCGTCATACCCACCGACACCTTCAAGTTGCGTTCTGATTTCATCAGCAGAGTAAAGCTTATACCACTCTTTACTTCTTTCAGACTCGGGAAACATTAGTAATTCATGGTCTTTGGCAGGCTGGATATTAACTTCAATAGGGACGTTAGTTGTCGTTCCTTCAACCCATTCACCATCAACGTAACTTCCTGCTACACGCCTTTCAATTGTTAGAGGAAGCTTTTTGGTAAGGAGGAAATTAGGTTGTAGCATACTTCACTCCTTCTTCAGAGCAATCCAATATCTTTTTGTCTACTGTAAGTTTCATAGACATAGTGGGTTAACAGCCACAATTGTTCGTTGTATTAAATCCACCAGAAGGTGAATCACATACTTTAATCTGTGTAAGAGGACTGCGAACATTATCAGGATTAGCATTGTTAGCACAAACATCTGCCCAACTAATACCAGAAGCATAAGGCATCAAACCATTAGGAATACTAGCAGAGCTAGAATCATTAATGAAGTTATCAAGTGCTTTCAAGTACGCTGTGGAGAGTTCATTCCATACGGAAATATCTCCTGTGGTTTCTCGCGTGTTCCATCCTGCTAATTGCATTGAAGCCGCAATAGCTGCCATCCGAGCTGCTTGTCTTACATTTCCGCTATTAACCTCTAGAAAGAACTCAATCTCTTCTGAGGTAAAAATTTGATAGAAAGGAGATGATGGCACATCGCCAATCAATGTGCGAATTTGGTCTTCAGGAGTTAAAGCCATAGGGACTTCCTTATAATAAAGGAAAAGGGGCTAATTAAAGCCCCTATCCCAAACCACATTAGTTAGAGGTATGGCCTCGGACCACTACCTGTGGACGGCGAATCATGTTGATGAAGTTAGTCTCAGATTGCAACTGAATTTCAGTGTTGGTCTGGTTCATGAATTCAAACATGTATGCTTCAACACCAATGGTGTTAACAGTATCAAAACGCTCGGCTGGGCCAAAGTAGGTTTTGAATACATCCATAGTACCCATAGGCATGAAGTAGCAGTCACCGCTTGGGATAAACTGAGTGCCGTCTGGGGCAAAGCCACGGTATTCAAGCAGAGTAATACCAGCATGGGTGAATACGCGGTCAATACCAAAGCGAAGACTCTCACGCAGAGGTTCTTGCGAGGACTGGTACTGAGAGTACGCAGCTTTAACGCCTGCTTGAGTGATATACTTATCGAAGAACTGTGGCGAAGCCAAGCCTACAACATTGGTAACAACATCACCAGTGAACAAGTTATCTTGAATGTGGGCAATTACTTCACCATTCTTCAGAGGAACTTCGGTAGTGTTAGTGCCCAGTACAAAGTCAACAACTTTACGAGTTACACCAAAGTCAGTGTAGAAGTTACCAGCTACAGTACCGTTAGGTGCATAGATATCACCAGTGGTAAGGGTCTTAACACGAGCCACTTCCAGAGTCTGAGCGTGCATACGACGAATACGCTCAAGCTTACGGGCACGCACTTGATCCAATACTTCAGGGACACCAGCACCGCTACCACCGTAGGCAGCTTTACCTTGGATGTCACGAGGACTGATTGCATCGTCCAGCGGGAAGTGAGGGATAGCATAGCTACGGATTTTACGGGTGTAATCTTTCGAAACGTTGTTGCGCTCGCCACGAGGGCGGTCACCAATCAAACCAAGGGATTGGTTGATTTCTTCAAACGAAACGGTGTGAGTAGCAACGCCTTCAACGTCAAACAAACCCATTTGTTGAATCTTACCGTACATGTTAGGAACAACAAGCAGTTCCTCAGTCCAGTCACTAACTTTAAACGGGTTAGCAAGGTCGCGGATGATCATATTTTCTTATTCCTTAAATCTTAGTTAGTGGTGAGGACGTTGATACCAACAGCTTCCAGCGAAGCGTATACGGCATCTTTCTTAGCGTCGTTGTCATAGGTAGCATCAAGTACCAGAGCACCTTTACTAATTTCGGCTGGGCCTTTAACCAGAACAACCAGCTTGGTGTCGGTAGCAGCAGCAATGGAGGCATCGGAGATAACAACAGCAGCAGCAACTTTGGAACCGTCTACAGCAGTTTCAACAGCAATCTTGTACTTACCAGTAGCAGTAACTTTACCGAGAACAGTACCAACAGCGTAGGTCTTGATAGCAGCTTCGTTTACAGTTACTTCTTTACGGCAGAAGCCGGTGTGAGGCCACAGTTCACCTTTAACCAGATTCGAAAACCGGCTAGTGTCAACAAATTGTACAGTCATTATTTATTTTCCTTATTTAGCAAATTTGGCTTTGAGCAGGGCAGCAGTGCCATTCTCTTCTTCAACTTCTACAT